GGATAGTTTTGATCTAGGTATAATATTTCGCCATCATCATCATCATATTCTGTAATGTCATAAACAGAATTGCCAATATAATCTGACTTTTGTTCTGGGTAATCAGTTCTAATATAACTTTCTTCTTTGCTAACAAACTGCCCCTTGACGCGGTTATAGCTTGTTCGTCTAGTTTGCTTTGTTACTAAATCTATGCCGCCAATTATCATATCCTCTGTAATTACATCATCTGTACTTGGTGCTGTGTAAGCATAAGCATAAATGTGAAATTTACCTGCGGCATAAACTAACTTTCCATTCATGCAAGTCAAAATATTTGCAATATTGTTTTTGTAGCTTTGCTTTGTATCGACTATTCCGTTGCATAGATAAAGACGATTTAACCCATTTTGATCATCTGTAAAATAAGTATCACTAGAATTACATTTGCTTATAGACGCTTTTGCTGTGTCAACATCTATATCTGCAAATGGTATTCCTAGACCATATTTTGTGTTGGTCATGTAATCTATTAAACAAATTACAGGGTTTTGTGTATGCTCCCAAGTATCTTCGTCATCAATTCTATGCGTATCAGTAGGAAAGTTAATAGTTCGCCATGTTCCTGTCTGAGTAGAATCAAGTGTTGGGTTGTAACATTTTTTTCCTTTTACTAAAAAAGATATGTTTGGAAAGCCATTTGTCCATACATCTGCGTCATATTTTAGCTTTAGATAAACGTAAGCAACATTTGTCACCTTCCTGCTACCAGTCCAGTCTGGTATGCCAGATATCTGGTAGCCTATGCTTTTTTTTCCTGTTAATGATACTAATTGATAACTAAGCGATTGTATTGGTGACCGCCAATTGTAATTCAATCCTTCATGGCTAGGACTACTACTAACCGAATTAGAAAGCACTCTATCGTCTGCGTAAACTGTATCTATGTTGTGAACTTCGCCCTCGCAAACAGCAAAAATTGTATGTAAATACTTGTTATCAGTGCCGCTAACCGCTTGATGTATAATTGTTCCGCCTGTTCTTACTGTGCCGTAAATAATTTTTCTTGATGCAATTGCATCTTTACTACTGACATTGCGACCAGACATTGTGTCTGTCTGCATATCCTCCATCATTGAGTCTATAACATAATCATAAGCTAATGCAGTACCTATACCTACAAGCGCGGCAGTGACTATAGTCGCACCTGCACCTACGGCAAGCGCACCGCCTAAAATACCGATTGTGATACCCATAAGTTACCCTAATTTTTTAGCGTGAATTGTTTCTATAGGATTATAACCCATTCTATGCAATAGCTTATCAAAAGGAACGTGTTGTTTAGTATTTATATGCAAAACCTTAACATCAGTTTTACTTAATTCTGCCTCGACATATTTTATTAGCTTATAGCCTGTACTTCCTGCTCGGTTTTCGGGCGCAACATACAAGACATCGCAAACAGCAAAGGTGTCATTTTTATAATGTAAGTGCTTGTTTATAACTACTGCAAAATAGCCAATAAGTTTGTTGTCTTTTCTTGCTGTGTAAAATCTTAGTAAACCTGTTAGTTCAAGTTTATTATATCTTTCCCAGTCTGGTGCTAGTTGCACAATGTCTTTGTTAAGTGCTACCTGCTCCCAATGATTTTCAATTAGCGGCTGTAGTTCTGTCAGAATGTCTGCTGTTTTTTCTAGCGCAAACTCTAACATTATGCGCCCCATGTGAGATTTTGATCTTGTATTGTAGTTACACTATCAAAGCCTTGATCAGTAGGATAAAAGCGTTTTTGCCCTTCTGCTGTGTAAAATAAACTTGCGCTTTTTCCAAATTTTAGCAGTTTGTTTTCCGCTTTTAAGGCTAAAACTGAAGTGTCTTTTCCTTGCTTATAACTAATTAAATCAGTGAATCCTTGAAAATATAGCATAGACCCTAGCACTGCGCCTGCTGTGTCAGCAAACACTAGCTTAACTTCAACTTCTTTTCCTTGATACTCTTTGCTTGTAAAGTTTAATAGAAAGTCTGAATCCATTGTTAAGCCAATTGTTATGCCATTCATAGCAAAGTCTTGCGTTTCATCTATGCCAGAAATATTAAGCATAGTTCCTGCGCCAGTGTAGACTTCATTATCAATAGTTTTGTCGCCAATACCTGTCCAAACTCTTACAGTTTGCTCTGCATTATTTGCATCTAATATAACCACACTAACGGCAAAAAAATGATTTACAACATCTTGCTGAATAGCTGTTATCGTGGCTGATGATAGCGTTCGACTAGCCACTAGATCGCCTCACAACAGCTAAAACTAAAACTATACATACTGTTTAAATCAATACTCCATTCAACTTCTGACTTTTTCATTCGCCAAATCCCTTTAGGCTTATTAACAACAATAGCAGTACCACCATTTCTAGCGTCTCTTAAAGCAGGCTGTATTCCTACAGTAGTTGTTGCTGATGCTGACGCGCTGTCTGTAATTATATAAAGGTGATCTCCAATCTGCACTTCTTGACCTGCCAAAAGCGAATCGCCTGAACCAACATTTATTGGTACACTAAGAGCACCTGCGCTTGCGCCACCGCTTACAGTTACGTTTGGCACGTTAGACATAGTTGCGATTGGATTGCCTAACCTAAATGTGCCAACTTGCCCTTTTAACCCTGCCATAAATGCCTGAAAAGCTAGTGCCTCAGTTCTTGTCATTGGGCGCAAAGTTATATTTGCTTCCCATCGTGAACCACCTATGTTTTGCACTTGTTGCGCGTATGTGTAAGGCGATGTATTAACGGCAACTGCGTTAACTATTTTCATACTCATTTTCTGAATTAGTGTTTCGCCATTTATTTCTGGAAAGTCTACTGCACTCATTTTATTTCCCTAGCAACTGTTTGCTGTATGCGCCACCTTTTAGTCTTGCGCCTAAAACTGCCGCTTGTGCTTGCTCTACAAATAGCGGCATCATGTTCTCTAATTCTGCTCTAACTGTTCCCTGAACGCCTGCACTGACATTAAAACTTTGATTCACAACAATTCCTTGATTGGTGCTTGCTTCTTTCTGCTGTCCTTTTGTGTGGTCAATAACTGTTTCGTTAGGATGTAGTATAGCAGAGAATCCACCTTTACCATCAACACCGCCTGTTCTTGAACCTGATCCAGTATAACCACCACCATCAAATGATTGCGCTCTTATTTGACTCACTTGAGCCATACCGCCAGCAACTACCGCCGCCGCCATAGCAAAGTTTATTGGGGGCTTATAAGACGCCATTGCTTTGGTTGCGCCTTCATATGTATTGATAATGGCTTTACCAATTGCCGCCGCTTTAGATAATGCAAATAACTTTTTACTTTGACCTTTATAAGCACCCAACTGTGATGACAAGTTGCCCAGAACGTCTTTAGTTTGATCACCTAAGTTCTTTTGATTAAACTCTTTTAACTTAACTGCGCCTTGCGCCTTTAAATCTTGATTATATAATTCAAAAGCTGTTTTCTCTTTTATAGCATCTTTTTCTAATTCAGTATTTTCTGCATCTTGAAGTTTAGCTAATTGCTTTTCTTCTTGTACGCCTCGAATGCCTTCTTTTATTCCTTCAAAGGTTGCATTGATTGCATCCATGAAATTAACTTCTGGAACTAGCGGAACTTCACCTAATTCGGTTCTTTGTTCAAGTAATCCGCGTATTCTTTCCGCTTGGGCTTCTTCACTTGCTTGAGCCGCTTCATAACTGCGTTTTTGTTTGGCAGAAGTTGAATCAATTAGCCTTTGTCTCTCAGCCATTGATTCATTTAATTTATCTAATTTTCTCTGTAACTGTGTAGCGTTTTTTTCATCATCAGATTTAAAAAAGCCAGTAAAGTCTGCGGCGGCTAATTTTATCTCATTAAATGTATTTATAACGCCATTAATTAAAGTTTGAAGTGCTTGCAATGCACCTGATACTCCATCTAATATCTTAATGGCTAGATTTTGTGCAAAAGCCTCTACACTGCCACCCGATTCTTCAATGGCTGTTTGTAATTTAGTTTTTAAGAAATCTGCAAAGGTTTCAAGTGCTGGTGCTAATGCTCCAGTCAATTGATCTCTAACGCCTTTAAATAAAAATCCCAATTTAGAGAAAGCATCATTGGCATCTTCGACGCCTTTAACTGCATCATTCGACATAGTTAAACCGAGTGCGGCGGCTTCACCAGCCATCTCTTTTAGGGCTTCTTCACCTAATCCCAAAGTGTTTACCAATGCAACACCTTCGGAATCAAATAGCTTCATAGCTAATCTTACTTTATCTGCTTCTGTATCTACATCTTCAAACGCTTTTGCCAGCATTGCCATCTGATCTTCCAGTGGCAATTTAATAATTTCTTGTGCGTTTATTTTTAACTCTTTAAGAGCATTCTTTGCTTCACCTGTTCCAATTGCGGCTTCTGCGGCTCTACGAGTAAATCGCTGTAAAGCCATATCCATAGTCTGTGTAGATACGCCTGTTAGATGGGCGGCATAACGCATCTTGGCTAATGCTTCGGTTGTTACACCAATTTTCCTAGCTGTTTTACCCAATGAATCTGTTGCAGTCATTGAACTTTTTATCATCATTCCGAAACCAGCAACGCCAGCAACGCCAATCAATGCTGTTTTAAGACTTAATACTGAACCCGCTACAGCTTTTATTCCTTTAGCGGCAGAGCCTAGACCAGCCTTTGTTTTATCAAAAGCCTTAATTGTTATATTCATTTTCTGATTAGCCATCGGAATCCTTTAATATTGTGAAATATGCCATCCACTCATTAAACTCAGTAATGCTCATATGCTCTACTTCGTCTATTGTTTTGTGAAGCCGATCAGCTAAAGAATAAAGGTTCATTCTAAAGTGATCGGTTTTTAGTTTTTTGCTAAAGCATCCTCTGATTCAATATCAGCAAACATTTGGTTGGCAATATCTGATATAACATCAGTCTGCTCGCCCATTAGTTCAATTTTATCGTCTGCGGCAGTAAACAACAATTGTCCATCTTCACTTTCTGCTTTCATTAAAATCAAATCAACCATAGCCGCGATAGTTGTATTATTTAGAAAGTTAGGGTGCTTTTTTTGCAGTTTACTTAAATCATTACAGGTTATTGGTCTGCAATATAATTTAAAATCACCAGAATCATCACCCCATTCAGAAACAATTACTTCTCGCGTCTGTACTTTCCTTCTACTGCGTAACTCTTTAGCTAATCCCATAGTTTTAATCCCCTAAATTATTGAATAGTTTCAGTAACCGATCCAGAAACCTGTATTGCTAAACTACATTCAATCATGCCATCTGATGCTACGCTAATCGACTTGCTAGTTACAAATCCTTCACCACTATATTTCGCAGTGCCAGAGCCAGTGCCATTAGGTAGAATTTCAAAATCAATTTTTTCCTTTGCTCGTATAGAATCATCTGCATCTTGTTGCCCAGCATCTGTTGAATCCCAATAACATTCAATAGATACTGTTGCAGTGCCTTGTCCAGCAAGATATGTTCTTTCATCATTGCCCATTACAGTGCTTTCAATAGTATCTCTTGTTTCTTCAATGCTAAAAGAGCGAATTTCGCCAACTGCGGCTAATGTACCACCATCAGTTACTAATTTTACAACTCCGCTATTACCTGTTGCTGTTGCCATCTTAATTACCTCGTCAAAAGTTAAAGTGTACCGCGAGTATATTTATACAGTACGCGGAGAGTTATGATTACCCCACCAATGGGGTCAATCGAACCTTCATCAGTCTCAATGTTGATTATTTGCGTATCCAGTGCGTTTCCGCCTCTGGTTCTATCAACATCGAGCGATTCTTCTATTGCTTCAATTATGTTATTTCTAGCGGTGTCTAATTTTCCGCCTTTAACATAACAAATTAATTCATAATTTATTGTTGCCATTCGTGATGATAGTGTACCACCTATAGTTGTATCTTCTCTATCTTCATCTGAACTTCTAACCAATACTGCTGGAAATTGTGCGCTTGATAGCTTTTCAAAATCAAATTGCTCTCTAGTTGCATATTTAACCGCTACAGGCGTTTCAATATCCTTAATGGTATTAATCAGGTTTTCTGCTATCTGCTCTCTAACGCTCATTTGATGTTCCTAAAGAATACATTTCCTAGTAGTGTTTCTTCTTTCTTGCTAAAGCCGAAAAAAGGTCTAGTTTTGTTATTCATTGCGGCTTTTTTAGCCTCTGTTGCCCTTGTAAAAAAGATATTAGCTTTCTTTTTATCAGCCTTGCTGGTCATAGAGCCTAACATTCTGCCAGTAAATTGCAGATCAACTTTTTTGCCTCTGCCTTTCTTTCTTCTAAACTTAGCGTACTTTTCTGAATAGCCTTTGAATGCGCCACTCTTATAGCCCTTTCCATCTTCGGTTCTATCTTGAATTATGTTGATACCTTCTTGTGCGGTACGCGATAATGCACGTTTTAGGCTCTTATCAACATCTTTTCCTTTTTTTCTTAATGCCGCCCTAACCTTTTTTTCGTTAGTCTTTACTGTAATTTGCATTATCTTGCTAATCTACCAGTATAAAAGGTTTTCTTTTCATCATCCGTAATTGTGGCATTATTATCTGCATCATATTCAACACCATCACGCAAAATAGAATCTAATTCTTCTGCATATCGTGCTTTATAAAATTCAATCATTGTCTGGAATCTATCGCCATCTGTCCAATTAGTTAATTGTGGCAAGGCATATTTCCATAATACTAAATAAGCTGAACATCGAGTAAATTGCGTTTTGGTCAAATAGGCATTAATTATATCGCCATCAATTTGTTTTCTATTCCACCAGCCTATTCTTAATTCGCGCATTATATCGTTTTCAGCTTTAGCGTGTTCTGTGCTGAATGAGTCAATGCCCAACTCTAATATATCAGGCACTAATGTTATTAAATCTGAATCTGTTGAAAATGCCATTACCATTTCACCTTATCTGACCAGAATGCCGCAGACATTTTGCCTTTGGCTATATTTTTGGCGTGTCTAGCTTTAAATGATTTACGTTTTGCTTTATCTGCCGCTGATTCATTCTTTCTAGGCGGCTTATTATCTGCCCCCTGCTGACCGAATCTAATCAGTTTAATCTTATCCCCTTCTTTGGCTAATACGGCATGAGACTTAGTCTTGTGACCAGATGTTCGCTTTGGCTTGTTGTAGCCGCTAAACCTTTCGCCTCTATATGTTATTGCCATATTAACCTCAGAAAAAGAATAGCCCCCACCTAAGTAGGGGCATTCGACTTAAAGACCTGCGTCAACGAATAGTTCAACACCAAAGTCGTCATCTAACTCAGCTACGCCATATACAGCTGTAGCGTTTAGTTCGTTAGCACGTAGTGATGCATCACGTTGTACTTCAAGGTTAAAGTCGCGTTTCAATGCAATAGCAAGTGCTTCTGGCGCAAATACTGCACCTTTACAATCGCCATTACTATCAACAGTAACATTAGCTGACTCATATACATCGATACCAGCGATAGAGCCTACATAGCCATTACGCATAGCTTCGTTTTGTAGGTCGCCACCATTAGGGTTAGCAAATGTGTTAGTCAAAGTTGCTTTTAGGTTATAAGCCGCTAATGGGTTAATAACACAAGCCAATGAGCCAGTTACTTTGTTGTTACGCAAAGTAGCCGCCGCCTTGAAAAGATGTGCCGCAGTAAGTTCTTCGGTAGTAGCACCGAAAGAAGTACCGAAACCATCAAACAAAGCAATAAGGTCTTTGTCAATCTTAGTAGCGATAGCGTTACCAAGAACAGTACCTAACTCATCAGCAGGGTTGCCAGCACCCATAGCCGCCATATCAGTTAAGATAACCTGTGCGCCAACTTCGCCAACAGTTACTTCTACAGATGTAGTATTAACGCGAGTCGAACTCATGTCAGTACCTTCTGTTAATTCTGCCGCCGCGATTGCAGGGTACTTAGGAACTTGGATTGTTTTGCCAGCTACGTTACCAATGTTGTACTGAGTAACCAAACCTAGCATTAGGGATTGTTCCTCGGCAGTGAAACGCGCTTGCGCGATAATGTTGGTGAACAGATCAGAAAGGTTGTTTTCTGCTGAACCACCAGAGCCAGTTACGGCTGAACCTGTAAAACTCATAATAATTACCTCAAAAAATAGAAAGAATAAAATTTAAAATTAGGTCTTTCTTTTCGTAGCGGCATAGGCTTCTTTGCCACCGCTATTCCAATTCTCGACCATCCATTCCACCGATTGAGGCTTCGGAGTTGAGCCACCTGCGCTACCCAAGCTACCTGCACCGCCTTGTGAGGCACGTACAAAGTGTGGGTTTACAGTCAAAAATTCTGTAACCATCTCATCGACAGATAACAGATCACCTTTATCATTGTAACGCGGAGTTCCGTTAGAATCCACAATCTCGACTGCCCCATCTTCATTTAGTCGAGTATTACTTTTTAATAAGGCTGTTACTTGTGCTGTATCAACTGCATTATTTCGACTAGCCGCACTGGTTAATTGTCCATCAATCAACGTCTCTTGCAACCTGCTTTTATAGCTGTTGATAACTGCATCTTTCTTTTCGACAGTTTGCTTTAAGATAGAATCAAACTCTCCGCGCTGTTTTTGTTGCTCGATTTCAGCTTGTTCCTTTTGAGTAAGTAACTCTTTGGCTTCATCTAAGTTGATGCCACCTAGCTTCTTGTCAAATTTGCGCTGTTCTCTTGCAATCCTATCAGCTACGATTCGGTCTAATTCTTCTTGCGAAAATGTCTTTGCCTGATTTTCTACTGCCGCTGTTTCAGTTTCAGCTTTCTCTATAGTTTCCATGATTTCATCGCTCATGTTACGAACCTCACTAGGAGTAATTGGTGAATAAATAGTTTAACACATTATTTCTTGGTTTTGCGTTTCTTCTTTTTAGGTCTACCGACCTTGCTTCCGTATGTACCTTTTCCGCTTGGCATATTAATTACCTCTTAGTCAAATACTGGTCGCCATTGGTGTCTACAGTTATAACCGCCTCGCACCACAAATGGGTTTCCAGATGCCTTACCTTTCCAACTGCCCGACCATATCTCTAGTATTTCTTCCTTTGTATAAACTTTGCCTACGTGTTTTCTACAATGTCCGCGTGTAACTGAATCATTAGCACCGACATACTTCCATTTAGTTGCGCCAGCTTGATTACCTATTGCAACATTAACATTAGCATCAAACTGCATTAAGGAATCATGCACCTGCTGGCTTGCGTATCTTTTCATATCGCCACTTACAGTTTGCCTGACATTGTTGACAGTTTGAGCAAACGACAGACCTGTTAATGTGCTTTCATATACCTGTTTAGATATAACGTCTAAGTATTGGTTGCCTATATCTTCAAATCCCTGAAATGTTAGCCTTTGTAGCTGGCTTATAACGCCTTTATCTAACTCGGTGAAATCGCCATAGGTTTTAAGCATAGCAGTTGCATCGTCAGCAACGCCCTTATAATCTCTTATGATGCCATCAACCTTTTCTAAATAGCCTTTTTCAATCACTGATCGCAGTTCTTTTCTGGTGTTTACAGCCCACTCGAGATCAAACAGATTGCCCTCACTAAGTGGTGCGCCTGTCATTAGGTCAGCAATTTTATTCTCAACATCAACTAAAGACTCTGCTAGCCTATCCTGATGCTGGTCTGCTAAATCTGACAGAAAACTAACGTGGTCGTTATCCCTCGCCATCTACGGCAGTCTCATCAGGTTCGTCAAAGTTGCCAATGCGTTGTGCGCTAGACTCAATTTCTGTATGCGCTTTGACCAAGTGTTCGTCATCAAGAATTAGATCAGCAATCTTTTTGTCTATCTCTTGCGCTAATGTTTCTGACTTAACTCCTGTTGCTCTCATTTGTTGTAAAAAGACTAACTCTTTATCGTAGTCTCTTAGGTCAAACGCATCTGGATAAAAGACCTCTACATCGTTGGTTACTTCTTGCCAGCGGCAAAACAAATCAAATATCTGCTCCTCTGCTAACTCTAATATATCTGCTTTCTCAGATAGTTTAGCATTAAGCATTTGGAACTCTGTTTGCATTGCTACGCCAGACTGCGTCATTGCCTCTGTGCCTCTTACCGCACCCATGTGTGACATTCTGTTTATAGATTCTATCTTGTCAGTTATTGATGCTCTTACAGCGTCTAAATTAGCACCGCTAGGTTGCATTTGATAAGGCTTTAGTTGTCCATCCATATCATCAGGTAGATTAATGATAGCACCAGCACCAGCAGTTGCATCTGTTTCAAATGTTTTAACCAATGTCGGGTGGTTACTAATTCGAATTAACTGCTCTACTTCTGACAGTTCTTGATAAATGGCACGTTGCATTTCTGAAACATCCGCTATGTCAGATATTCCTATACCGCGCAGTATTGATCTATTAGCTGGCAAGAATATAGCAGGTATTTTACCTATCTTGTTATCAATGGTTTCTAGCTTTTCATCTGTATCATTTGTAGTTCGCCAGTATTCAATTGTATCTTCTCGCCATACTCTCCAATATACAACTGTTTCTGTATCATTTACGCGATCTATAGATTCTCTAACTTTTAAATAGGTTAATCTAAACTTACCACTCGCACTGCGCTCATATTTCCAGTCAAACACATTCTCTGGAGTTAGCAGTGTCATATATGGGCGTATTTCTTGATCTAATTCTTCTGCTCTGGTGTTAGCGTTAGATTGGGGCTTATCAACCATTAGCCAAACATGACCATATACGCTTGACCAAACTTGGGCTTGCCTCATAAACGCATTAAAGGTTCTGCCGTCTAAATCAGCATCCTTCATAAATGGCTCTAACGCCGCATCATTTTGCAGGGTATTAAATGCTCTGGTAGGCGCAACTCGCCATAAAAAGCTAGAATAGATATGCACTATATTTTTACAGTGGTTATCAATCGGCGTTAAATCCAGTCTCCTAGAATAATCATCTTTGGTTTCTGAAACGTAGCTTGTTAGGTATTTCCCATCCTTGTAATCATCGCCGCCCATGTAGCTTCGCAGATAAAACTCCCATCTGTGCTTGTATGCGTCATAGTCGGGGTGTGTATATGTAATCTCGGTCATTAAGTCCACCTAGTCGGTTGGTCGGTGTTATATTCTGTTCTAATTGGAAACAGGTATTCTACTAGGTAGCCAAGAGCGTCATTCATGTGGTCAAAGCCATCTTTGTTTGGAATACTTGTGCCTTCTTTATATGTTTGTCTTTCTAAACTCTTAACAGTTTGTTTGCACTTAGGGCTTACAAACAAATGCCTCTTACCATCACCTGACAGTAAACGACTATTAACCGCATTGATTCTATCCCTGACCAATGGGTGAGCCTTCTTTGCCTTAACGCTAAATCCTGCGTTTTGTAAGATCGACAAATCAGTCCGACCACCAGCACTTGTTTTGCGCTGTCTTGATGCTGGATCAGGGTAGATAATGATATTGCGATTAGGATAACGATCCTTTATCTCAGCAACAACCTCATCTGTATTTGATCCATATAGAACTAATTCATCAATTACCTGTAAGTCTTGCCCATGCCGTAAGCATACAACAGCACTCATAGGATCAATATTAAAGTCCATACCAATGTGTAGTGTACCACCATTATCGTCTAAGTTGATAACTGATAGTTCTCTACTAAACGCATAATATATTAAACCGCTGTAAGTGACAAATTCCGCGCAGTATTCCTGATTAAAAGTGCGCTCATCTAAATCGTTTCTAGCTTGCTCTATCTCTTTTTCTGGTACGTTACCGCCATCTAGCGTTGTGTACTGAAAGCTATCCCATCCATCTGCGCCATCTGTACCTGATGCCCAAAGATCGTAGAAATGGTTTCTGCCTTTAGGTGTACCAATAAACAATGCGCTACCTTGCCTATCTGATAGAGAAGGTCTTAAAACCTCATTCCATGCCTCTGGTCGCATATCAGCGAACTCATCTAGCACCACAAAGTCTAATGCCCTGCCACGCAAGTTGTTTGGCTTCTCAGCACCTTTAAGGCTTATTACTGATCCGTTAATTAACCTAATAGTTAAAGATGTTTCATTAGTCTTTGATATGTATTCATCTGGAATAGTCTTTATAAGCATATCCCATGCAATTTCTTTTGCCGCCCCATATGTAGGAGCAACATACCAGCAGTTTCTATTAGCACCCCCAATAGCGGCTCTTAGTATCTCCCCAGTTGAAAGAAACGTCTTGCCGAATCGCCTACCTGCTACTACCGCCCTAAACCTAGAGGGTGAGCAAAATATCTCACTCTGCGGCTTTGTTAATTGCATCAGGGTGAACAGTTATATTGATAGGGGGTATCTCTTTAATTGGCTCTATGTACTGCTCTCCCCAATTAACGCGATCTCTAGTCTTTAAGTAAAATATCATAGCTGTATTGTCGCCATTAACAGCTTTTTCATACAGGGCATTAGTCACTTGATCCATTCCAATGCTTCGACCCCTTTTTATAGACTCCATTAACTCTAAATACTCTGACTGCTTGTTGTATAAGGTCGATTCAGCAACCCCCAAGCAATCAGCTATTTGAGATACAGTTAATCCCCTAGATGCCATGTCTTTGGCTCTAGCGCATATATCTGCATCAGGTATCCACTTGGGTCTGCCCATTTACATATCCGCTCCAAACGCCTCTCGGACGTTCATAATAGGGTTTTTTAAGATTATTTCGTTTTCTTCTGGCGGCAGGTTGTTATGTCTGCTGTCTACTGCGTCTTTCCAGTATATCAAAGCAGTTTTTATTTGATGCCCTGCGCTTGGGTTATCTATTAGACTCTGTGTGATTTCATCTAGCTTAGACAACAGATCAAACCATCCGTTCTCCTCGCACTCGGATACTCGCATACTTAGACCTAAGTTAATCATAGTTACACCTTGCCTATGGCATTAGTTTCTATGACTTATAATCATATAGTATGTTAATTGGTCAATCAATTAGTTTCTTCGTGCCGCGTGATGTGTTGGTTTCTGCCTTTTAGATCGTCATAGGCGATTAGCGCAAGCGCAATGATTGCGAATATAAGAATGGTTTTCATTAGATGCCTCAGTGGTTAAGGCGAGATTATAGAGAGTGTTACAGGTTGCTACTACTGTTATTTGTTTATATTAGTTATGCGCTTATGTAATGGTTCGTTTCGTAGCACCAGTGAACCAAGCTGGCTAATCAGGTGAGAGTAACACCTTGCTACTTAGGACTACACTATGAAATCTGTGCAAATACCATTAAGGCAACTATTGCGATAAATAGAATCTTGCCGCGTTTATGCCCTTTAAAATCCGACTCTAGCCATTCTACTCCACTAGAAATGTAGCCTTTGATCTTAGTTTTTAACAATGCCATATCTGCCATGTTGTTTGCCTCTTTAATTGCTATTTTAGCTTTCTTTTGCTTTGTCATCTTTTCCCCCTGTTAGTTGTATAATACCATCAAATCCCATTTGCTCAACCCACCTGTCAAATGCTGTTCTTTCTTCCCTATCAAATTCATTTTCTAACGCTGGATAACTGTCTCGCAAGTTTTCCCATTTGGTAGAATCAGTCATTAGCTATTCCCCTGCACTTCGCTTAAATAAATACCTGCCTCACGTTGCATATCGCCATCATACTGCGCCTTTTGCTCAAAGACAGCATCCTCTATGTCGCCTTCTAGGTACAGGTAGATAAGGCTTCTAAACTCATCTGCAAAGTTACCTAAGTTGACTATAGTGTCTAGGTATAAGTCACCTGCACAAGTCCACCAAAGATCATCCCTATCGTCAGAGTCGCTATCTTCTGCCATTGCAACAAACAGGTTGGTGACTATCCTGCTTGCTACTGGTGCTTTGCCAAACAGCATTTCTGTGGCTATATCGCCTACGCTACGACTTATGCTTGCAGGGTAGATGTCGTCATACCATGACTTATGCGTTTTTAGCCATAAGTAGACTGCCCTGTCTGTTGCTTCATCTGGCAAGTCTAACAGCCTAGCATCTTCCTTGTTTAAAGTGTCGTAGTGCAAATCTATCAAATCGGAATAATCGGTTAACATGATACAGCCCCCCTAATACAGTCTTGATAGTCCATTTGTGAAACTAAAGCGTACATAGCAAATAAGGCTATTGCCGCTAACATAGGTTTGTAATCTCTTTTGACCTTTTTGATTTCGTTTAAATCCATATAAGTTTTTTGATATAAGTCGTTCATTGTTCTCTCCAGTTTGATTAGTTGCCCCCTTTCGGGGGCGATTAGATTAGATTCTTTCGCTAATGCCAAAGATGTCAATTACCCAGTTGATTGCTTTTTTCTTTGTTTTTACTGTAGCAAATAACTCGCCAGTGCATTCTTCACAAACAACCCAGTTGCTACCGCTTTTATAAATCCAAGCACTACCTGAATTGTGTTGCATTATGTAGCCACCTGATACTTTTCTTGTGTTTGACATGTTGTTTCTCTCTCTGTTTGATTAATGTAGGTGTACTGTAAACCGATTAATATACATTGTCAACACTTTTTTTTACTTTTTTTAATATTCTCCAATCCTATACTCCTCATCCCTGATTTTTTCCTTTAATTCCTTTTGAAATTCTATAACTTCTTGCCTGTCAAACTTAGGTGCTGGTCGCCATGCTAGTTTTTGCATTGCCCTGATTCGTCTTGCACCATACATATCTTCCATATAAATTCGATAGGCTTCTTGTATCTTGGTGGTTTTCATACCCCATTGGTTACATGCCGCGCACTGGATATGCACATTTTCTTCGAATAGTTTAAAGACAGTATGACGCCTGCCGTAAAAATGCCCGCCTTGCATAGCTTTGTAGTGATCTACCTTGCCGCAAGTAACGCAAGTACAGTAACCTTTATCATCAGATGCCTTTAGCCTGACGTATCTCTGCAACAGCTTGGCGGCTTTCTCTACCTCTTGTGCTACAGTTAGTTTCTTTCTCTTAGCCATTCATTCCTCATTGCTCTTAACAAGTATAATGGGCTGTGTACCAACTCCCAGATCACAAAGAGGGCAAACACCATAAGCCACAAGATCGCTAGAAGTCCACAACTCGAGACCACCACCGCAAGTTGAACAAAATTCTTTATTAACTGTAATATGCTTTTCATTATCATTATCGCCACCATCAGGAAATTTTATAACTTTGCTCATTTAACAGCATCGACATTAATTTTAACTCTTGAATCTTCACCATATTGCTTGTGATAGACAATAGCTGTCATAGAACGCTCTGCACCATAGCCAGAATCGCTGTGCCATTGATCGGTGGAACACAAAGCACCCCAATGGCTAAACTGCATACTTCCTACCTCTCTGCTCATGTGGTGGTGAATATGCCCTAAGTGACAGTAACGGTTCTTACAGTTCGACCATTCATCATCTAAGTTGGTTATCACCGCCTGAAGTATCTGCTCATGTTTAATCCTATCGCCATGATGATAAACAAACAAGTTATTCTCCCATTCCCAGTGTAGGAATTTTGAGTAGTTTTTAAGCACATCAACTCTATGTTCTTTGTCGTATAGTAACTCTAGGCAACTAGACAAGTGGCAAGCCATATCTGAATCATGGTTGCCTCTAACATTGATAACAACAACTTCCTGATGTGTCTCTAGCATCTTATCTATAAGCAACTGAAACAACCGACCTGCTAGTTTAAACGTCTTTCCAATTCGTGTATCAACATCTACTGGCGTACCTGCTGTGGTGGTATTGGCACTAGAGTCAGCGTGAAAAAAATCACCTACGTTTACTAAAACACCTGTATGAGCGTTACCAACTCTCTTTGCTAGTCGATCAACAGCATTGCCTAGAATCTTTGTTGCTATTTTTACATCCCAATCATCGTCATCTAGCTTAGTATCGGAGTCAGCAAGCATACCAAAATGGTGATCGCCTATCAGATACATAGCGCAATAGTCGCTGTCTACCTCTTTAGGGGGCTTCTGTGGCTTTTTAAGCCCTGTTATGTCATCGACTAACCCATCCAGTAAGGCTTCGATTTTTGCTCGCATATCGCGTTTAAGTGGTTCTTGGATAACCCATTGCAAGGCAACTGAACCATCGTCTTTATATGCGGTGGAAATGCGTTTGGCTTCAAAGCCTTCTGCGGTTTGTCTGGTCAAATCTCGGTGGGGTGCAACTCCGACTGATGCGGCTTTTGCTTCTACTAATTTTATTCCGCGATCAACTGCCCTGCGGCTCACGCCTAATTTCTTTGCGGCTTTTGTGTGTGATCCACATTCTATTGTGGCTTCTAGGTATTCTCTTTGTCTATCAGTTATTGGTATGTCTAACTCTAACAGTGTTCTTGGGTCTATCTTGTCCATCCCTAATTCTCCTGTTGTTTTAGCAACTCCGCATATTCGCTTTCTTTTGGAATTGTTAGGTTTATCCCCTGCTCTCTTGCCCAATGATAGCACTGATCCATAAAATGCACCATATCACCCTTATTTAGATCAGAACTGCGCTTAACTTGCCCTTTAATCTCTGTCTTACTAATCTGGAAATTATCTGTACCTATAAACCTGCGCTTTAACCATAGCTTCCATGCTTCCAGAGCATCACCCTCTGTAACCTTAAAGCCTTTCTTCTCCATGCCTTTTGCTATCTCTCTGCACCACATATGCAATAAGGCGTTTTGGTTAAGGCTTCTTGGGCTTTGATATGGCTCTAACTTAACCGCAAGAGGCTGACTAAAGTCCCAGCCCATCATGTTGTCAATTAGGTACTTAGCTTTTTTCTCTACATCTTGCTTGTTATTAAACTTCACAAACGCCCCCTCAGTCATAAACTTTTGCTTAACCAAACCTGACTAACTTTTTCAAAATAGGTTTCATGCCTTGACTCAGTTAAATCAGGCTTGTTTTTCCACTTGTTTGGAATCTTATGTGCATTCAATGGGACTAGTTCTTTATCAGTTATATATTTTTTATTG